GCAGTCTGCGAGGACTGTTTGGATATCGGTGTCGAAACATTCATTGCATCTATCTTCGCTGACAGGCGTTCCAACTTCCCATCCATATTCCTCATCCCATTCAGTAACAAGATGGCCAATGCCAAAAGTAGGCAGACCAAGATGGTCAAGGTATATTTCGTTAACACTTCCTTCATCATATTTTATTTCCTCTCTTAGTTTATCTAAGTTCATTATCGTTACTCCCTTTTGGTGGTGGTGTAAGTCTATGTTCAGTTACAGACTTTCTAGTTTCTTCCCAATCTACATCTAAATTTCCTACTGCCATAATACGTTCATGGTCACACTTCTGTTCTGGTACTTCATGGTATAACCATGCAGGCCAAAGTATAAGTTGTCCAGCTTGTGGTTTTACTTCTAAACCATTTGCATCTGGAAATACCAGAGGGGCACAATCTTGACAACCTTTAACACAATATGTAAAACTCCAGACATGAGGCCAATGTTGATGTGATTTTGTTATCTGTCCTTTAGTATATATTAAACTCCAGAAGTCTTCTATTCTTAAACCATATTGTCTTGGTGTACCATCTTCATTTGTTCCAGTCGCCATAGGCATAGTTTTTGCAAGACCAATGATTGCATTACCAAGTATCTTAAAAGTTTCATAGTGTTCATGCATATCCCATTGAGTCATGTAACACTTTGCAGCTGTTGAATGTTGCAATCTATCTCCAGCGTGTTTGATATCTCTTTCCAAGTCTGAATTTAATTCTTGGATTGATGGGTGATTCAATACTTTAACTTTTACTGGATTTTGTTGTGTAAATTCAGGCCAACCATCTTTAGTTGGTTTCATATAAATCTTTGTCAATTAATCTAATCCCATACCCAACTTAGTTTTTTGTATTAAATAGTTTCTAACAAATCCAGAACGAACAATATCTGCAATACCAAATTCAGTACAATTAAATTCTTTCATCTCTTGTAGAATTTGTAGAAAGTTCATTAATCCATTCTTCTCATTCATTCTTGTTAAATCGCTCTGACCAAAGTCACCACAGAACATTATCTTAGAATCTTGACCTACTCTTGTAACTATTGTATCTAGTTCATGGAAGTTTAGATTCTGACACTCATCAACTATGATAATACTATTGTCAAAAGTCAAACCTCTAAGAAATGATGTTGATAGAAAGTAGAAACTACCTTGTGCTTTCAGTCTATCATATAACATAGCGAATGCTTGTTCATTTGGTTGTTCAAACATAAACTGCATCATGTTAGAATAAGGCACTTGATACAATGCAGCCTTATCTTCTTCATCTCCTGGCAAGAAACCTATTTCTCTTGTAGGTATAAGTGAACGAACTACGATAACTTTATCGTATGGAGTTTCATTCTTTAGTACATCTTGAAGTGCAAGATATAATGAAATAAATGTTTTTCCAGTTCCAGCACAACCAAATAGAAATTGATTTAATCCATTTTTATATGTCTCAAATACTTCTTTTTGACTATCTGTAATTGGTTTAATTGTGGAGAGTTGATTGTGTGTAATATCTTTTTGTTTTGCCATAATATATCCTTATGAAAGTGGAGTAGTAGAGGAAAGACCTCTATCTACCCCTATATGGAAGCTGATACACTATATATTGCGTTCCATACATTGTTATTTATATTAATACAGACCTGTAGATTTGTTTTTTTCATAATGTTTTGTAACATTTTGTCCAGCGACATCTACAAGTTTGTGTTTTTTTGCTACGTTCTTTACTCTAATATTTTGGTGTGTACCCTTATTACCATACCTATCTGCAAGAGGTGAGTTAGGATGTGAATCTGCAATCTTTGCCATAGTTTCATTAAATCCACCATCAGATTTAGGCCCATTACCAGACACAATATTCGGTGCAGTAATAACTTTTTGACATTGAGGATTGTTTTCTAGAAATTCTTGAAGTTCATCATATGTACAGATAGTATCAAATATTTCATCTTTGTCGCTATCCTTTATTGTGTAAGTCGGCATTCTCTTTCCTTAATTTTTCATTTTCTTCAATTAGTTCTTTATTACGAATAAGTACATCATAATGACATTTTGTTAGTTCTTTCATATCTAACATCAAACCATTTGTATGTGTATGTTCATCTTTAATGACGGCCTCTTTTTCTTCTTCTTCTCTTAACCGCCTGCCCATGTATTCATAATATCTTTCGTCTGAAACCATTCTGGTATCTCCCTATTCTTCCAACTCGCAAAAGAGTTCTTCTCAACTATATAGTAGTTTCTATATGCAAGTATAGGATTGTCTTTAACCTTACACATATCAGGCATACATTGAGGTAGTTGTGTTCCTTTAACCATAGGTATATTCTTTGGTGGTCTAATAAGTAACATAGATGGTTTAGTTGAACCATGTATCTTACCATAACGATTTGTGTATTCTGCAAGTGTAGCCATGTAGAGTTTATACATTTGAAAATAGTTTTCTATGGATTCACGAACCCATACTGCTGATGGGTGATTAATATGAGAGGCTTTGTATAGTACATCTTCTCGTTCATCATTTAATCTCCACCTTTTAATTTTACGATTGTTTGCAGTTTTATCAATATACATTTCTCCATCTAACATTCTATGTGCAGTAGACATCAATTGTGCATATTCAATAGGCATTTTAACTATATGTTTATCAATATGCCACTTTGCATTTTGGATAGGGTCTTCATGTAGATAGAATATATTCATTGTTTATCCTATTGTTACATTAAATGCTATGTTAATTCTTTGTCTATCAGATTTGTTTTCTTCAACTTCATGTGGCACCCAACTTGGAAAAAGAACTAGACTATTATCTTTTGGATTCATTTTAAACTTTTTAGTAAACGGCGATTTTGTGTAACAATCATACATTAAGTTTTGTGTATTATAAAACACTAAGTCGCCTGTATCTTCTCCTTGAATATAATATATTCCAGAGAAAGAAGAAAAGAATTTATGAGAATGTAAAACATTACCAGAGCCTATTTCATTTACATTTGTCCAATAATCATAATTCAAACTTTTACTAAGTAAACTTCTAAAATGTTTATCTTGTTCTGCATAATATATTGTAGCTTCACTTGCTGTATCTAACATATAATTAGTTAACCAATCAACACCTTTATATCTTATAGATGAACGCCAACAACCATTATTGCTTCCACCTTGAGTTAATATGTTTTTTTCTTTTGCATCATTAATTTGATTTAGTAAATCTAATGATTGTTTTTCATTTGCAACATTAGTTTTAGTAAATAAATCACAACCAAACAGTAATTGTCTTTCCATCACTTTTATTTTTTATCCTTTTTGTCATTTAGTAATATCATATTACCACGCTTTTCATCTAATGTCAAGACTCTTTCACCCTCAATCATATCAATAATTAAAGTGGTAATGTCTACTTCTTTTCCTAGCTCAGAAATCTTTATTTGTAATTTTTGAAGTGTTTCTTTATAGTAATCAATTTCTTGTTGTTTTCGCAATCTCTGTTCTATTAGGTCTGCAAGAGATACTATATTATCTGACATTACTTCTCCCATTTATAAAATATGTGGTCACCGATTTCTACAGTTTTAGTTTTAGATTTTCTCCATGCTGGAAACACATAGTCAGCATGGTAGTGTGTTGCACCATCTGTAATGTCTAATATTCTGATGCCTGGAATCATTGACACATATGATAGATTATATATCTCTTTATAGATACGTTTATCTTTTTTATGTATCACATCTTTCTTACCATCACAATACCAAGAAAATTGACATCTATGTCTGATAGGATAGTGAGTTCCATTCTTTTTCCAAGACTCTCTTGTAGGCCCTTGTTTGACAACCTCACATACAGTATTAGGAAATCTTTTATCTTTTACTCTATTCAGAGTCACAGAGATAACTGCACTCCAACCAGCAGTTCCTTGATTCCTTGCTTCAAAATAAACATTCTCTGCAAGACAAGTTGCTTGAATAGGACTTACACCAACTAGTTTTGGTTTCTCCATTGGTAATGATGGGTCTGTAGTTACAATACCCATAAGCATCATCATTTCTTTTAAACTAAGCATATATACCTCTTTTTTTATATTCTATTAATAAAGTTTCTTGCATTGCATAAGCTTCGATTTCCCAAGGCAAATCTACATAATCTGTAATAAAGACTCCTTTAGCTAATGCATTTTCTGGAATAAGAGCTCTTACTTTTTCTGCACTAACTTTACTGTCAGACATTATACCAATATGAATCTCATCTTTCCATCTTTTCGATTTACCATCCATTTCTTTTAGTTCGCCTTTGAATTGTTGTTTCACATGAACCAACTCATGTAGAACACAAGTAATAAAATCATCTCCTTTGAGTCTTTTATCTATTTCAATATGAGAACAATTCTTATCAATATCCATACACCAACCTTGAACATTACCCTCTATTTTAGTAAGGTCAAATTCAATATTGTAGTATTTAAATTTACTGAAATATTTATCACAAAACCACCAAGCAATATCTTCGATTAGAGCCCGTTGTTTTTTAGTTCCACCATTGACTAGAACAAAATGTCCAATATCTTCCATCATTTAATCCCACTTACTTCCAACTGTTGCAACTTCGTCAAGATACATATTGTAACCCTCATCCCAAAGTATTGTAGCATCTTCATCATTCTCAAAACCTTCTTCTGAAGCAAAGTCCATTGAAGAACTACCCATGATAATGTCATCAGCACCTTTTGTTCTTAGTGCATAAGCAATCATCTCTGGAGTCTTTGCCCATGCAACCAACTCGCCTGGATTTGAAAACATCTGAATACCACCTTTATGGGCAGCAATAAATCTAATTGGATTATAATCACCATTATAGTCATACATTCTAAATGTTTGGTGAATACTCAATTCTTCTCTCATTTTTTTTGAAACTCTTTTTGTCATAATTAAAACTCTCTCTTTATTGTTTATACTAGTAGTATAACAAGAAAAGGGGGGTCTGTCAACCCCCCTTAAAAAACCCTTTGATTTCAACGACTTATTCATTCACATTTTTCATCATATTTAATAATCGTTGCGAATCAAGGGAAGTGATTCGCATGGCAAGTTTTTTTGAGAGAGAGAGGAGAGCCATGCGAATCAAACTCATTATTCCATACAACCTTGCATCAATCCCTCTGTGGTGCAAGGGTCTTCAATATATCCTACAATCATTACACAAGCAAGGAAAAGTGAAACAAACATAAAACCTTTAATTGTCATTTTAAACTCCATTATCAAATACATTTACATCAGCATCAGAAATAATACCATCTTTTACATTATTAAAGATTTCAGTAAAATGTGCATAGTTTTTCCAATACTTGGTTTTTGCACCAAGAGCATCCATGTAAACTGTATCTTTAACATCTTTCCAATCTACATCATTTATGTTCTTGTTCCAAACTTTTGGTTTTACCCACTCGTAAATGTGTCCGTAAACCAACAAATCAATTTCTTTTTGATTAACCATAATCTCTCTCCTACAAATATAAAGGGCCAGTCCAATTAATATTAAACCCACCATCTAAAACATTACCTCTTGGAGCGTTTCTTGCAGGCGCATTAAAACCAGCAGCCTTTAGAACATCACCTCTTTTGAACTTTTTATCATCATCAGTATTAACAACGAAACCCCAAACTTGACCCATCTTACCATTATAGTCAGACTTCCTACCAATCTTGATATATTTCTTTCCAACATTAACTATAAATTTTGCACGAAAATCATCAGAACTCCTATGAGTAAAATTACCTTTTGAGTAGTCGTGTGCAGCGGCATCTAACATATTATTGATACCATCATCAATACTAGTGAATTTCTTCTTAATCATTGTCATATTTTTTCTCTTTCTCTCTATTAACTATACTATTAATATACCAAAGAAAAAGAGGTTTGTCAAGTGTCATTTTAAGTCTTTGTTTTTGTTAGGTTTTTTTAGATAAGATTTTTCTATATTTTCATCTTCTTGCGAATCAGGCGAATCACTTACTTTCCAAGTTTGTGGTCGCCTTCTCGGCAAGTTTATAGTTCTTTGAATAGGTGTTATCCTATGCATCTGCAACTAAACCACTAGCAGAACGACTTGCTTGTGGATACACATCAGGCTCTGGAACTACAAAGTCTTCGTTCCAACCAAATGCTTCTCTTACAACATTAGAAGATAAACCTTTGTATATTTGATGCAACTTTTTATCTTTTGCATTGATAAGAAGTTTTGCTTCACTTTCATGTAAACCCTCTAACATCTGAAAAAACATATTTTCTTTTTGAGCTTGTCTGGTTGTATTGTCTGCACCTTTGATGAATCTCCAAAGTTTCTTTGACTCTTGTATTAATAGAGTATGGTCAGTACCAGCAGGCGAATCATTTGGTGTATAAGGAACTTCACCCTCTGGAAAAACCCATTCAATTTTTGGGTCAAATGCAGCTTTCAAAAACATCTTTAGTGCATCTGATTTGTACTTTTGAAGTATCTCAACTTTTTTATCTTTAGTTTTTGCTTTGTGTACTCTATCTAATATTTCAGAAAAGAGTGGGTAGTATGTTTCTTCCATTTAAAATTCTCCAATTTCATTAGTAAGATTTTTCAATCTTGATTGTATAAAATAATTTAGTAATTTACTTCTATCACCACAAGGCGCTTCACAAAAATCAACCATTATTTCTTTTTCAAGTTCCTCTGGAACATTGTCCAAGTTGATAAGTTTGTCATTTCTTTGGTAATTTCTTTTGACTTCTTCTTGCAAATCATCTATATCAATATCCAACCAATTTTCAATCTTTTTTCTTCCTAAAGGTCTTTGTCTTATACCATCTACGAAAGTATTATCTGGCGATAGAACATTAGGTACTCCATCACTAGTGTCGCCTTTAAGTATGTGTTCCTTTATATAGGTGTTTGGATCATGTCCATTTACATACTTTTTGAGTATTGGTGAATACTGTTTTACATTAGGATATTTTTGTAACTGAATAAAATCTTTATCTCCAGACACAATCATAATCTTTTCATCTTGAAAGTTTTTACATAAAGTTGCAATAATATCGTCAGCCTCTGCACCATATACTTCCAAGTATTTGTAAGGTAGATTATCTTTGAACTCTGCTTTAATTTTATTTAAAACACCAAAGATAGCATCCCAATCTTTACTATCTTTTTCTCTACCTTTTCTACGACTTGCTTTATAGTTAGGAAAATATTCTCGCCTCCAATAATGTTTAGAGTCATAAGTAAGGACAACTTCTCCATATTCCTTAGTAAACTGTTGTCTATACAAACGAATAGAGTTAAGTATCATATGTCTTACCATACCCTCATCTACTTCGTTACTTTTTCTCATATTCAAATCCATCATTAAACTTGCTAATGATATTTGGTTCATGTCAATAATAATCATTTCAATATATGATAAGCGTTAAAGCTCATACTCCTTCTTTCTCCGTTAACATAGAATGGATATACACTATGTTTTAACCATGATGGGAATACTAACATAGTACCAACTTCAGGCTTAAACTTTAGATTATCACTTCTAAAGTCTGCCTTTTCCCCATACATAAATTCAATTAAACCACTCGCTGGATAATGGTCTTTAAATTCTTTATCATATTCTTTGTTCATATCATCTGGAATCTTTAGATAGATAACTCCACTAAAATGTCCACTATGAGTATGCCATGGATTATATTCATGTTTATATTGACTTACAATCCAAGATTGAGATAGGTTTATATTATCAGTAGTTGGTTTACCACCACCCATTTTATTCCACTCATATGCTCTATTCTTTTCTATCATAATATTTAAATATTCTACACAAGCAGTCTTGAGTGTGTTTCTGTAATATTCTCTATCATCTTCATCAAAAATAGGTACTTTAACTTCTTTTGAAACTTTACCAACAAGACTATTTGAAAAATCAAACTTCTTTGATAATCCATCATCAGGCAATACAGCATCACCACTAGTATTAACAATGTCTATAAATCTCTTTGAAACTTTACTTTCCATAATTGTAGGACTAAATCTTTCATAGATTTTTATATCACTTATCATCTTTAGGCTCCTTGTTGATATCTTCCATTTTCTTGGTCATCTTTTTTAATAATTCATGGTCAAATGTTGCATAGATATCCTCTACAGATTCAACTTTTGTAGACATCATATTTTGTATAAGAGTTTGCATTGGATGAGGATAACCTAAGTGTCTATACATCATTGACTTTATAACTTCGTTCATAAATCCAATCTCTTGAACAAACATATCAGTTTTAATATCAACACCATTTTCTGCAAGATTGTGAATCATAGGAATCATTACAGACTCAGCAACATCATCACAGAACATCATATCTTCAGACAACTTTTGTGTCTGTGCCATACTTACAGTTTTGACTCTTTTCCAAGGCCCTTTGATAATATTATCTTTTAACCCTTTGGTACTATCGTCTGCCATTTAATCCTCTTTTCTTGAAATGCACCATATCTATCATCACAGTAATCACCATGTCTTAGGTAGTATTGTAAGTGTCTAATATAACCCTCACAGTTTGCTACTTGTGCAATTGCACCTTTTACATCTCTACGAGCAGATGCACGATATTCTGTAAGTTGTTCTTTTTGGTTTTTAATCCAACTCTGAACATTCTTAGCAGATAACATATCTTCATCTGGCTTTGCAAGTACACTAGGATGAATAGAACTATTCTTTGCTGGTGGTCTTGCAGCCCTCGCCTTTGCAAGTCTTTCTGCAGCTGCAACCTTTTGTTCTGGTGTCATTGGTTTACGTTTCTTTGGTTGTTTCCACCCATCATTGACAACAGTTTTTGCACGAACTTTACTCATTCCATAATCCTTGTTCTTTAAGTTTATCTACTTTCTTTAACCATCTTTTACGACCAGCAGCTCTTTGAAGTCTTTTCTTTTCACCTCTAGTCTTATGACCTTTTCTTTCTCGTATTTCATTGAAGATGCCCTCATCTTGCATACGTTTCTTTAGAACTCGCATTGCACCATTTAAGTCATCTCCACGAACCATTACAGTTAGGCCTTGTTTTGGTCTATCTTTTCTCACATCATGTCCTTTGTAATTTTCTTAACAGTTACATTAGAAACCTTGTCGATTTCTTTTGTAATATTACTTAGGGAAGATGCTTCATCTTCGTTCTTAGATTTTTCTACTTCATTCTTTAATTCCTTAAATGCATTAGTAGATTTAATCTTAGAATATACAAGTTTATCTTTCATCATACGATTCATAATAACCTTACGAGCCTCTGCATCAGAATATTCTAATAAAACAAATGCACGAAACTGTGTTCCATTAGGATATACTTCTACTTCTTTAGGACTATAACCAGCAACATCTACAGATGCGATTACGTTCTTAGTAACCTTTTCTACCTCTGACATTGTAGTTGCAGATATATCTTCATCTGTTCCTAACCTAGTGATAAAAGTTTTCATCATACCATCTAGTTTACCATTAATCCTATCTGCAAGTGTATACTTTGCATTTAGTGTTGCCATGTCAATAGACAATTGTAAATCAGGCGAACTTGATGCACCAACTGAATAAATCTTATTTGGTTCTGTCGGTAGTTTCTTATACCATTTAGGAATTTGTTTAACTGCGGCTTGAACCTTTTCAGTTTTATATTTAATCATAGGTGTATCTATGACAGAAAGTGGATTTGGATTACTTGAACAAGCACCCAAACCAACCATTAGTGCAATTGCAC